GGTTGCTCTCGCCAGCCCCTTAAAAGGGCTGGGCCCACCGGGTTTTGATGTTAACGGACCCGGGCCGTACAGTACGTTCCAAGTGCTTCCCTTGGATCGGTTTATCACCAACCTTTAGGAAGAACTTCATGAGAGCGGGGTACCCTGATAAGGGGTCACTTCGCTCAGATACTCTGACAACCAAGCTCTTAACTTCAGGAGCTTGAGTGTCTTTCGAGTATCTCGAGAATGAATAAGCACTACGTGTGTTTATCCATCCAAGACATGAGGCTGTGTCCCGTACATAAGGTAATGGAAAACCAGCGTGGCTCTCCACCAACTCACGTACGTAACGCGCTGTTCCCCACAAACCAACAGAGAAAAGTTGATTCGCGAGGGATACGAAGGACACAATCGCTGAAGCGTCCTGCAGACTACTGGGCGGCAAACAACGGACGTAAACAGGAGTAACGTTTACGCCGTTATAAGCGTCCATCCCGCAAGATTCTCTAAACTTACCTGTAAAGAAAGTCTTGCGAGTGTTCACTTTGAGTCCAAAGGACTCAAAGAGTTCAATAGTCTTAGGCACCTCATCTACAGGGATAATGATATCATCACCGTAGATGTACACGTCGCGGGATACTTTTAAGATATTCCGCTTCGTGGGACGTAAGCTAAGCCTTAGCAACCTTGCTGAAACGCATAATGTAAAGAACATCATGCTTTCGATGGGGAAGCATAGGGCTGAACCCATAGACGCAAACTTGTACAATGGAACTATCGTCCCATTGGGCAAGCATGCACTGTGTGATCTACATGCAAAGATTGCGTTCCTTAGATCGGGAACGCTTTCGAGCATGCGGTACACACAGTCCTTATGGACCCTATCGCTGGCATCGGACAAATCGATAGTGGCATACTTGCCACTACGAGAAGACTCCAATGCCAACTTAGAATTGATACCCTGATCAGTGAAGTTTAGCTGACCAGAGGTAAATTCGTTTCTCTCGAGGCTTTTAACAAGCTCCCGGAGAACGGATTGTTGTATGTATTGCATACATACTGGCTCAATTCCAATAACGCGAGGGCCTCTAAGGGTTTTAGGAACTGTGACGACTCTCGTTGGTCGTTCAGCTCCAGGTTCGCGGAACTCAACAGCTGCAAAGCCTTCTCCATCATTACCATCTGGACGCGAATGTCCGTAGGCGTCGAAGGGGAAGTATAATTGCAGTCTGTCGTGCCACTCGCGGAGATCGTATTTAGCGTTGCCAAATACTCTCTCTGCTGTTGCACCAGGACCGTGAGATGGTCTAAGATCTCTTTGCGTTGTCCTTTCAGACAGCGCGCCGAGCGCCTCAGACCATAAAACGTCGGACGTTTGTCCGAACATTGCCCATCCCATAGAAGGGATAGAGTCAATTGTCCTGCTGAGTTCAGACTCACACGTGACGTAGCCATTGAGTGTTTTCCTTATTCTAGAGTTGGAACAAGGAAGACCAATTTTCTTCCACATCA